GTAGAAGAGGCAACATCATTGTCACTACTAGAACTCAGTGCAGACTCACTATTGGTACTCGACTCAGATGGTAGACCTCGTAGTAAGTCAGGTTTCTTTGTAGACAACTTCAGACACAGAAAATTCTCGGACGCACAAAATCCAATGTATCGTGCCGCTATAAATCCTGCGAAGGGTGTGTTGCAACCACAACAGATAGAAGACAATGTCTTGTTGAGATATGACTCCGATAAGTCTTCCAACACCATTATCAGGGGTGACACAGTATACCTAAACTATGAACACGTCACTGCAATAAGTCAGACACAGGTTACAGGCGCATTGAATGTAAACCCATTCGGTGTTATTACAGGTATAGGTAATATAGAACTAAGTCCTCAAGGTGATGAGTGGATTGATACAATAAATTTACCAGACGTTGTTATTCCAGAAACCGCTACAGAAACAGTTGATGACCCTATATATGTAAACATTCACCCCTTCAATCCAGGCACATCAAACTTCATGAACGTACCTAATGGAACAATAGTAAATTACTATTATGGTATGGGATTATGCGGTACTGCAATGTTCAACCATTATGGTACTACTCAAGAAACGCCTGGTTTCGATGAAATTATCAAGAAAGACCCAGACTCACCTACAGGGTTTTCTGTACTCAACACAGTAGTTGGTTCGGAAGTTATCAGAGAAGTAATTGGTACAACAGAAGTCAGTAGAATTCTAATAACAAAAATACGTTCAAGATTAGTGAACTTTAGGGCAAGAGGTCTCAGACCAAATACTAAATACTTCCCATTCTTTGCACAACAAAATGTATCTGTTTTCTGTAGAGAAGAAAGTCTTTTCAAGAGTTCATCTACGGACATCGTCATGGAGAAAAATCAGAAACCATCTCCAACAGCTGTTCACCCATCAGGTTCCACAGACCTAATATCAGATGAAGACGGAGAAATCCTCGGTTCATTCTTTATTCCTAATAACGATTCCACAAGTTTCGAAACGGGTGAAGTAGAATTTGCATTACTTGATATCAGTAATTATGATATCGAAAACTCTACAAGTCTTGCGAGAATAAACTATAACGCGAATGGTACAGAAATACAAGTTCAAAATACTGTCAAGTCTACAAGGGTTGAACAAGTAAGAGAAGTTGTATTCAATGAGTTTTTACAGGTTCAAGGTCAAGACCCCCTTGCACAAACTTTCCGCGTAACGGATGCATCAGGTATGTTCCTCACAAAGATAGATTTGTTCTTCAAAACTAGAGATGCTGACAATATACCTGTTCAATGTCAAATACGTCCTGTTGTGAATGGTGTTCCTTCATCAACACTCATTATAGGTAATGGTATTCAGTTTGTGAAAAGAGACTCAGTTGCATTACCCGCAGGACAAACTGCCGCACAAGTCATTGCCGCTCCAACAACTTTTGAGTTTGATGAACCAATATTCTTACAACCCGACACAGAGTATGCGATTGTTCTTCTTGCGGAAAGTACAGGATACGAAGCGTATGTTGCAGAAACATATGAATATGAACTTGGTTCTACTGCGAAGAAAGTAAACAAACAACCTGCTATGGGTTCACTCTTCAAGTCACAGAATGGTACTACTTGGTCACCAGACCAAACAAGAGACCTAATGTTTGTACTCTACAAGGCAGAATTTGATACTGCGGGTGGATATGCAGTATTCGAAAATGGTTCAATTCAACCACAACCACTCATCGCAAACTCAATGTTCATGACTTCAAGTGACGCAACAGTATCAGTACTTATGCCTCATCACGGATTTGACTCAGGGGATAAGGTTGTTATCACAGGATTAGATTCCGCAACTAAGTATAACGGAGTTGACGGTGCAGATATCATGGGTGCAAGACTTATCACTAACTTTGATGAGATGGGTATTCAGTTTGAGGCAGACAGTGTCGCCTCCAGTGGCGGTAGATTTGGTGGAACTGCAGTGATTGCAGATAAACAAATTCAATTCGATGGATTTATTCCTGCAATAACTACACTCGTTCCAGAGAAGACCAACATCAAAACAAGTGCATTGTTCACCACGGGTACATCACTCGCAAATAAAACAGGGGAACAAGTAAGGTATCAGAAATCTGCAAGGACAGACCTAACTGCATATAAGACCGACATCAGAATAAGAAACGAGAACTTCTTTGATGTTCCTCAACTTATTGCAACAGATTCGAACGAAACACTAAACATAGGTGCGGGTGAGAAATCTGTTACATTCAAATTTGATATGACTACAACACGTAAGAATGTATCACCAATCATAGACGCAGCAAGGGCATCTTTGACTACACTACATAATGTTTGTGATAATCAGGCATCAACTACTGCATCTGGTTTCAACGTTCCTGTTGACTACATTGCAGAGACAAGTAGTTTTGGTGGTTCATCAGCTGCGAAACACATAACATTAGTACAGTACTTAGAGATAAGTGCGGTTGGTCTGAAGATTGTATTATCTGCATTGAGACCCGAAGGTTCAGACTTTGACTTATACTACAGAGTTTCGAATGATGGTGTAAATATTTATGAAACTGATTGGACACTACACGCCGCAGAACAAGTCGTTGCACCAGATGCAAAAAGTTTCCGCGAGTACAGATATCTCATCGGTGGAGTAACAGGTACACTCGAAGCGTTTACACAGTATCAAATCAAACTTGTGATGCGTACTAATAACACTTCGCGTATTCCTAAATTCCAAGACTTACGTGCTATCGCATTGGCGGTATAATGGGGTCTAAGTATATTATGGTAAAAAATAGTGACGGTCTTGCACGTGACAGAAGAACTGGCGGGATAGTTAATATAAATAGAAGTGAGATAGACCTCGCACGTGCAAGGAAAGAAAGTAAGAATAAAAAAGAAAGGGAGTTCGAACAACTCAAGACTGATGTCTCTGAAATGAAAGAACTCTTAAACACTATAATAGAGAAACTATAATGGGAACTACACCAACACAATTTGTGATTACAGATACCTTCTCTCAGTTGGTAACTGACTTCAATACTGTCGCGCTTGATATTGGTGCGACAGGTAGGTTGACGACAAATCAAGACTCAGACCTTACCTCTGCAATAAATGAATTGGAAGTTGGGATAAGAGGAACTTCAAACAATCTCGTTGCAACTGACCTAACGACAACTGCAAACGATTTAGTCGCCGCAATAAACGAAATAGAAGGTGTCTTCGATGCATCTGCATTCGGAATTAGTGCCGCTGCAAACAACTTCGATGTTGTGTCAGGTACATTCAGTGTCGATGCAGGAGGCGCAATCACTCTTGACGCAACTGGAGACGTGGTACTCAAGGATGCAGGAGTTGTTTTCTCAACCCTTGAGAACAGTAGTGGTAACCTAATTCTAAAATCTGGTACGACCACCGCATTGACATTCACGGGTGCGAACATAGTCTCTGCAGGAACGTTCGAGACAGGTGGTACAACTACTGTAGGTGGCGAACTTATATTGGGTAACGAAACAATAACTAGAACAGGGGACTTGACAGTTGACGTTTCTGGTGATATAAAACTCAATGCAGATGGCGCAGATGTATTACTACAAGATGCAAGTGCGACATACGGTGGTTTCACAAACTCCGCAGGAAACTTGATTATCAAATCAGGAACCTCTACCCTATTGACAGGTTCAGGAGAAAATGGTACATTCAATAATAACCTCACTGTAGAAAACAACCTAACAGTTACAGGTCAGACAGACCTCAATGGTCATATCAATCTAGGTGATTCAACTGAAGACACCATTTCTGTTGTTGGTCATATTGATACAAACCTTATTCCCTCAACAGATGGAGCACGTAATTTAGGTAGTGCATCACTGGAATGGAATGATGCATTCTTTGATGGAACAGTAACTACAGATGCCTTGGTATCCCCGACTGCAGACCTCGGTAACTTTGATATCACTTCAGATACTATTACAAATCCAAACGCAACAATACTAGACCTCGGTGGAGACTTAGAAATAAATGTTGATGGTGGGGATATTGTTCTCAAAGATGATACCGCAACATTCGGGGGACTTACAAACACTTCTGGTAATCTTATTGTCAAATCAGGTACAACTACTGCGATGACATTTAGTGGCGCGAATGTTACTATGAGTGGTACAATTACACCCAGTATTAGTCTTACTACGACTGCAACTACACTTGCAGCTGCAGTCAATGAAAATAAAAGTAAAATTCCTGCCATATATAATGCCGCAGGGACACAACTCAATTAGGTATAAAACATGACCGTTCGTTTACCACTAAGACTACAAGATACTTCAGACTTTCAGGAGATGAGTTCTACTGACGAGAACTTCCTTGCATATCATACAGGTCTTGCATTTGCGCAATACGATAGTGCAGATATAGGTGCGATTGGATTTCTAAACTCAGGTTCAAGTACAGACAGACTTATTGGTAGTATCGCAAACACCGCATTCGATAGTGCAGTTGGTACAGGGGGTGGTAGTTCTCTTCTTAGTATCACAACAACAACGACTAATCTGTATCAACAAAAAGGTGCGGTAGGTAGTTCACATGATAGTGACTATCGTCTTCCATTATTCACAATGGATTCAAGTAGTCAGATTACTATAAAAGAATTTCAGGACTCCGATACACAGGCACTCGGTAGTAGACTTGCGTCTCGTATATTTTTATCAGATTATCCAGGCACATATAAATTAGGTTCATCTGCGCCTGACGGAACTTACTCAGTTGCCCTTGCAAACGTCATGACCGATACACGTACAGGTGATTCTGCGGGTGACCCTAACGTGGTATACAACATATATCAAAAGAAGTCAATGTCTGCACCTTCTACTGCAACACCTTTCTCAATCAAAAGGTCGAGTGGTGGTAGTGGAACATATCAGGGTGTTCAACTCATGTCCGATAGACAGATTGGTGAGTCGGGTAAGGTCTTTGTTCAAAGGCATTTTGAGAATGCGTATGATAGTGCTGATGCCTCTACTGTAGGTTCATACTTACTATTATCTGCAACTGCGGGTAATCCGAATGGAAATGGATATGCGGGTACATGGGCCGCAAAAGGTACTGCAACAGATAGAAGACATGACACAGGGGATGCAAACTATACAAGGACAAGGGCGAGTACATTCACCCAAGATTTTGGTAACACATTTACTTCAGACTTCACACGTACTAGGTCAAGTAACTATTCCAGACAATCTACAACCTCATTCACGGGTGTGTCAAGTACTGCGACGTTTACTATCACAAGGTCAAGTGCATTCTCTACAGGTTATGTGGGAGATTTCACGCAGGCGTTTGTGGGTAATTACGCAGGAAACTATCTAAGAACATCTACTAAGTTGTCCACATATACGAGTGGAGGTAACAATTTCGCACGTGTAATCAGTTATCTAGGAGACTTCACAGGAAACTCTACAATAACTTCAACAGGTAATTTCTCTCGTGTGTCAGTACAAAACTTTGCGCAGAACTTTACGGGTAACTTTGTGCCTACTTTCGCGGGTAACTTTGCGAACACATTTACAAGAACGTCTACAATAACTTCAACAAGAACTTCTACCAATACCTTTACAGGGAACTTCGTAGGTGATTTCCTTGGTAACTATACGAGAACTTCAACAAGAACTTCAACAAGAACGTTCACAGGTAACTATGCCCAAACTTTTACGGGTAACTTCACGACTAACTTTGGTGGTAACTTCACAGGTAACTTTACAAGAACATCTACCAATACCTTTACCACTTCGTTTACAGGTAACTTTGGTGGTAACTTCACAGGTAACTTTACAGGTAACTTCGGACAACAGTTTACTCGTAGCAGTATATTTGTGTCTACTGTTTTCGGTGGTTTCTTTCTTCCAACATTCTATCAGGGTGACTTCTTGGGTAACTTCGTTACCCAATCCACAAGAACGTCTACCGCTGATTCTACAAGAACAAGTACAGGTGGGTTCACAGGTAACTTCTTGGGTAACTTCGCAGGAAACTTTGCACAGGATTTTACAAGGACATCTACAGGTAACTTTACAAACAACTTTGTAGGTAACTTTGCGGGTGGATACATCAGTGAATACTTGGGCAACTTTGCAGGAGAATTTACATCAACTTCAACAAACGATTTTACAAATACGTTTACAGGTAACTTTGGTGGTAACTTCTTAGGTAACTATACAGGTAACTTTGCAAATACATTTACAAGGACAAGTTCAGGTACTGCCTCCACAAGAACATCTACAGGAAACTTCGCAGGGGCGACAAACTTCTCTAGTGACTATGCTGGTAACTATACTGGTAACTATTCACGTGCATTCCTAAATCAATATGTAGGAACCTTCACTAGAAACTTTGCGGGTAACTATACAGGTAACTTTGCGAATGCGTTCACAGGTAACTTTGGTACTAACTATGTCGGTAATTACGCAGGAGAAACCATACAGTCCACGTCTTCTACTATTGAGACATACACACTTTATGTGAGGACTGCATAAAAATCATATACATATAAGTGAAACATTAGAGGATTTGTAATGGCAAGAAAATGGTTAGATAACGCCTTCTGGGAAAATGGAAGTAAAAAATTACTGAACTGTATCAGTGAGACTAAAGACGAACGAGGAAGAATTGTTCGTAGGGTCATGAAAGTCAAAGACAGTAATGATATGTATAAGGAGTGCGTAGAGGCACTAGGTGAAAAACTCATTGATGAAAATACCGAAAAACGTATGGTCAGAAAAGAGAATGAAGCAGAGATTGAGAAACAAAAACATCTAGAGAAACAACGTGCAAAGAAACTTGAACAGTTGTTTGAATACAAACTCGAAACTTTTGAGATACCCGAAATAAAATCCTCCACAAATCGCCCATTGAAATCTAAACTTCGTAGGTCAAAGTCCATACCAGAAGTAAATCTATATGCAATGATGATAGTGAAAGAAGGTTTAGAAAATGGAACCTAGTAAAGGGTTCGTTGTTGTTGCGTCAAAGAGGTCTAACTTTTATCTTTACGCCATAAACCTAATGGAGACCGTCAAGGATTATTATCCAGAGGCGCACATAACATTCGTAACAGAAAAACATTTCCTTGATGGACGCGAAGACATCGCAGATAATATTATATTATGTGATGACCACTATCGTGCAAAGTTATGGGGTATGTCACAAACACCCTATGATATCACAATGTATATTGATGCCGATATGGAATGTGAACACGAAGATATCATGACGGTATGGGACAACCTCGGTGATAATGATATGGTGTTTCATGAACTCACGGAGGAGAGGTCTAAGTATTATACGGTAAGACATTTTGAACTTGATGGTGTCAGGAATAAGGGTTGGTTCAATTTGTGTGGAGGCGTATGTCTCTATAGGAGTTCTAATCCTCTTGTGATGGAATTCATGAGAGAGTGGTTCTTTCTCTATGATGAACAACTACACAATACTTGGAAACCAGAATGTTTTACGAATGAGAGACAGTGGGACAAAGACCTAAGACATTTTGACCAGACTACATTGTGGTACATGATAAATAAAATGGACAAGTACAAAGACCTCAAGATAGGTTTCTTTGAGGATGATATTCGTTGGAACTACTTTACTCAATATCAATATGATAATCTACAATCCAAGTCAGGTAAACCGCCAATATTCAGACACTTCTCAGGGTGTCTAGCAAAGGACGAATCAATAGTATGAGAGACATTCCCATAAATAATCCCGAAGTTATGAAGTCCTTGAATAATTTTCTTTGGTACTATAATAATAAAGACCTCGTAAAAAAATCTATACACCTAGGCGGTAAGGCAGATAGACGTGAACATTATATGTCCGAAGAATATAGAACTCTGATAATGCAACAGGGACAAAGACATGACGGATATCCAGAGACCGCTCATGCATGGACACTAAAGGCACAATTTTTAGAAAAACAACTAAAGGATACTACACATGCGGCAGAACTCTATAAAAAATACAATGACTATAATACGGAATTATGTTCTATTCTTTGTACTAAGAATAACGCTCTAACAACAATGTATCCGCCTGGAGGATATATCTCATGGCATAATAATGCAAATGCATGTGCATACAATCTTATATTCTCATGGAGTGAAACAGGTGAGGGTGAGTTTAGATACATAGATGGTGAAACAGGGGAAGAAGTAACTATGAAAGATAAGAAGGGGTGGCAATGTAAAGCTGCCTACTTCGGACATTATGGTGAACACGAAAGTAAAATAGTCTATCATGCCGCCGAAACCGATTGTTATAGAATAACAGTATCATATATGTTTGATAGGTCGGATATGAGTAGAGGTATTCAGGATGAAGCTATCGAAGAAATTATGTATACCTAACCTTCCCAAATAGTTCTTTAAGTATACCATATAATTACCGTTTTGTCAAGCGAAAAATATATTTTATTTTCTCTAATCTGAGGTTTCAAAATCATATAAATAAAGACATAGAAAGAAATAACGGATAAGAATATGTTAGTAACTCACGAAGACATTGTAATAAACCAAGGTACAGATGTTGCAATAGAACTACACCTAGTATATGACAGTGGTTCTGTATACGACTTGACAAACAAAAGTGTCGCTTCAAAAATGAAAAGACGATACAACGATTCTTCAGGAGACCCCGCAACCGTAACATTCAATTCAATTGTTGCGACTCCACCAACTGATGGCATCATCACGTTATCCCTAACAAATACACAGACAGACGCCCTAGAAACAAGAGGACGTTATGTTTATGATGTTGAACTATCCTATACTGATAGTGATAGTAATACTATTATTGAGAGAGTACTTCAAGGTAATATAGAAGTTTCCCCTTCTGTAACAAAATAAAGAGAACTATATATGTCAGATTACAATGGAAGAGACGTAAGAGTCAAAAAAATAATAGTAGGGACGCCCGTAAAGACTGTTACTGCGGGTAACTTTTCTATCACAAACTTAGGTGGGGTAGATATTGATACTCTAAGTCCAACAAGTGGTTCTATACTGGCGTACAACACAACCACGTCCAAATATGCCACTGCAAATTTCTCCACGGATAGTAATACAACATTGAGTTTCAACGGTTCTAATGCGTTTACTCTTGGTATCACAACAACATCAATCAATGGAAATCTCATACCAGCTGCAGATGAGTCACAGGACTTAGGTAGTTCAAGTAAGAAATGGAATAACATTTATGTAGATGAGATTGGTGGAGTATCTACTCTGGATGCAACGACAACTGCAACCATTCGTGGTAAACTATCTGCAGGAGGAGACCTCTCATACGATTCCTCTTCAGGTCAATTCTCTCTCAATGTCGAAACAACATACACAAGTACAAACTTTGATAGTGATTTGGGTGCGGCACTCGCAGGTGGTACAGGTATCACATATGATAGTGCAGGAGATGTAATCAGTATCACTAACACGGGTGTTACTGCCGCAACATATGGTTCCGCAACTTCGGTTCCTCAGATTGCAGTGAATGCGCAGGGTCAAATAACTTCTGCAAGTAACGTTACGATTGCGGGTGTCACGGGTGTTGACTTTGATAGTTCGGGTGGAACGATTACAGTACAGACTACAGGTGGTAACTTCACGGATGTTGTTACTCTTGACCCATTTACAACAGCAAACCTAACAGAAAATACCAACCTATATTTTACTAACGCACGTGCAGATGCAAGGATAACTGCCGCATTGATTGATGAAGATAATATGTCATCTAATTCTGATACACGTATACCTTCACAACAATCTGTAAAGGCATATGTTGATGCGTCTATACTCACCAAAGATAACACAGACGAAATCACAGAGGGTTCTTCAAACCTATACTTTACAGATGCAAGGGCAGATGCAAGGATAACAACTGCCGCAGTAACCTCTGCGGGTGCAGTAATGGATAGTGAACTCACAGACTTGGCAGGAGTCAAGGGTGTCACTATATCTACTCTCCAAGTGAAACCTTCGGAAGGTGCATTTGCAAATGGGGACAAAACTAAGTTAGATGCGATTGAGGCGGGTGCAACTGCAGACCAAACAGACGCACAAATAAAAACTGCATACGAAAATAATTCAGATACAAATGCGTTCACCGATACAGAGAAAAGTAAACTTGGTAATATAGAAGCGAGTGCAGATGTAACCGATGCAACTAATGTTGCAGCTGCTGGTGCATTGATGGACTCCGAACTTACTGACCTCGCGGGCGTGAAGGGAGTAACAATATCAACCCTTCAAGTAAAACCATCAGAAGGTGCGTTTGCGAATGGAGACAAGACTAAGTTAGATGCGATTGAGGCATCCGCTGATGTAACCGATGCGACTAACGTTACTGCGGCAGGTGCGTTGATGGATTCAGAATTGACAGACCTCGCAGGAGTGAAGGGTGTCACGGTATCTACATTACAAACAAAACCTTCAGAGGGTGCATTCGCAGACGGAGACAAAACTAAGTTAGATGCGATTGAGGCATCTGCAGATGTAACTGATACCACCAATGTTACTTCCGCAGGGGCATTGATGGACTCCGAACTTGCATCTATTGCAGATGTAAAGGCACTTGACCAATCCGTAGTATCGGGTGCAAGTCCAAACTTTGTGACAACTAATATGACAGACGCAACGAACAAAAGGTTCATGACTGATGTTCAAGAGTCAAAGTTAGATGGAATAGAAGCAAGTGCTACTGCAGACCAAACTGCATCGGAGATACGTGCATTCTTGACTGCGAACAAAGGTCTCTCGGTCACGGATGGAGAGTTCAATATTGACTCTGCGAATGTAAGAGGTATGTTCAGTGCCGCTGGTAACCTTGCATATAACTCAGGGACAGGTCAGTTCAGTATAACTGCAAGTTCATATGCAGACGCAGATGCACGTGCGGCAATATCAGGGGACAAGGGTCTCGTATATAATTCATCGACAGGGGTGATGAATGTTGACTCCGCAAATATTCGTGGTATGTTTAGTGCGGGTGGAGACTTATCCTACAACTCTGGAACAGGTGCATTTAGTGTATCTGCGGGTGGTAGTTACAATGACTCTGATGGAAGAAACTCTATATCAGGTGACAAAGGTCTAAGTTATACAGTATCAACAGGTGTAATGAATATTGACTCCGCCAACGTAAAGGCAATGTTCTCAGGGGGAACAGGGGTAACATATAGTAACGGTGCAATAAGTATCGGTCAGGCAGTTGCGACAAGTTCTGATGTTACATTCAATGATGTTGTGGTCGCAGGGGACTTGACAATCAATGGAGGAACTGTTACAAATAGTGCAACCAACACAACCATAGAAGACGCATTGATTGAACTTGGTTCAGGTAATACAGGTGCAAACTCAAATGACTTGGGTCTTATTCTTGAAAGAGGAACGACAGGTAACAACGCATTTATGGGTTGGGACGAATCAGAAGACAAATTTATTCTAGGTACAACAACTGCAACAGGTGCAAGTACAGGAAACCTAACTGTAACTAAAGGTACTGTTGTCGCAGATGTTGAAGGTGCGGTAACGGGTACAGTTTCAAGTTTATCAAATCACGATACTGGAGACTTATCAGAAGGAAGTAATCTATATTATACTAACGCACGCGCAGACGCGAGAATAACTACTTCCGCAGTAACCGCTGCGGGTGCAGTAATGGATTCAGAACTTACAGACTTGGCGGGTGTCAAGGGAGTTACAATATCCACACTACAGGTCAAACCCTCTGAAGGCGCATTCGCAGACGGAGATAAAACCAAATTAGACGCAATAGAAGCGAGTGCAGACGTTACTGATACCACAAACGTGACTGCAGCTGGTGCATTGATGGACAGTGAGTTGACCGATTTGGCAGGAGTCAAAGGTGTCACTATATCCACTCTACAACCTAAACCCTCAGAAGGTGCGTTTGCGAACGGAGATAAAACTAAACTAGACGCAATAGAGGCATCTGCCGATGTAACGGATACAACTAATGTAACTGCCGCTGGTGCGTTGATGGACAGTGAACTTACATCCATCGCAGACGTAAAAGCGTTAGACCAATCGGTGGTGTCAGGTGCAACCCCAACATTTACTACAACTAACTTTACCGATGCGACGAACAAGAGGTTCATGACAGATGCACAAGAGACAAAATTAGATAGTGTCGAATCATCTGCGGACGTAACGGATACAACTAATGTTACCGCTGCTGGTGCGTTGATGGACTCTGAACTTACTTCAATTGCAGACGTAAAGGCGTTAGACCAATCCGTAATATCTGGTGCAAGTCCTACGTTCAATACTACGAACCTTACTGATGTAACAAATAAAAGGTTCATGACCGATGCACAAGAAACTAAACTCGATGGTATTGAGGCATCTGCAGACGTAACGGATGCAACTAATGTGACCGCAGCTGGTGCGTTGATGGATAGTGAACTCTCATCTCTCGCAGATGTCAAAGCATTAGACCAATCTGTAATTGCAGGTGCTGCACCAAACTTTGCAACAACCAATATGACTGATGCGACTAATAAAAGGTTCATGACAGATGCACAAGAAAGTAAGTTAGACGCAATAGAGGCATCCGCTACCGCAGACCAAACCGATGCAGAGATAAGAGCGGCAGTAGAAGCGGCAACTGACTCGAATGTGTTTACAGATGCAGACCATACTAAACTCAATGCAATAGAGGCATCTGCAGACGTTACGGATGCAACTAATGTAACTGCAGCTGGTGCGTTGATGGATTCAGAATTGACATCTATTGCAGACGTAAAAGCACTTGACCAATCTGTTATATCTGGTGCGTCACCTACTTTTGGAACTGCAAACTTTACAGATGCATCCAATAAAAGATTGATGACTGACGCACAAGAGACCAAGTTAGACAGTGTTGAGTCAAATGCAGATGTAACTGATGCGACTAACGTTACTGCCGCTGGTGCATTGATGGATTCAGAACTTACGTCAATTGCAGATGTGAAGGCATTAGACCAATCTGTCATATCAGGTTCAAGTCCGACCTTTGGTACTGCAAATATGACCGATGCCTCTAACAAGAGGTTTATGACAGATGCGCAGGAATCAAAGTTAGACGGAATAGAAGCAAGTGCTACCGCAGACCAAACTGCCGCGCAGATACTAACCGCAGTCAAAACTGTTGATGGTGCAAGTTCAGGTCTTGACGCAGACAAACTAGATGGACAAGAAGGTACATACTATAGAATTGCAGTATACAACGCAGCGGGAAGTCTTCTAAACTAGACGTATAAATATAAGGTAATAAGGAAAAGAGAATGGCGAAACCACAGTCAAGGAACCAACTCATAGACTATTGTCTTCGTAGATTAGGTTACCCTGTAATCGAAATAAACGTAGACGACGAACAGATAGAAGACCGCGTCGATGATGCGTTACAGATGTTCATGGAACATAATAGTGAGGGTAGCTCCAGGATTGCCCAATTTGTAGAAATAAGTTCTACTGATATCAGTAACGGATATGTTGATTTGAATACTGCATTCAGTGGTGTATACAACGATAGAATACTCAGTGTAACTCGTGTGTTTCCTATCAATGACTCAACGTCTTCAATAAATTTCTTTGACCTCAAATATCAAATGAGATTGAATGACCTAACTGACCTTGCAACAGGTATCGGTGACCTTGCCTATCTAGAACAGATGGAACAGTATCTCTCTACAATTGATTTGAAACTCACGGGTCACCCTCAAGTAAACTTCAATCGTATTGATGCGAAACTCTATATCCAAGGTGACCTTGGTGCAGGGGGAGAACTCAATGCGGGTGATAAGATTATGGTAGAAATGTTTGTCTCTACAGATGCATCACTTGCAAATGTATATAACAACGTTTTTGTCAAAGAGTATACAACTGCATTACTGAAACTACAGTGGGGTGAGAACCTTGTCAAGTTTGATGGTATCACATTGCCAGGCGGTGTCACATTGAATGGTCGTCAATTTATAGAGGATGCAAGGGGAGAGTTAGAACAAATAAGAGAGAGAATTCTCAACGAATATTCTAATCCGCCTCAGTTCTTTGTGGGATAAACAATGGCACTCAATAAACATTTTAGATACAATGTAAAATCTGAACAGAACCTTGTAGAAAATCTCATCATAGAATCACTCCAGTTCTATGGACAAGATGTGTATTATCTACCTAGAGAGATAGTCAATCTGGACAAAGTGTTCCTAGATGATGTCCCTTCACGTTTTGGTCAGGCGTACAAGATTGAAATGTATATTGAGAATACTGCAGGGTTTGAAGGAGACGGAGAACTATTCTCTAAGTTTGGTATCGAGATAAGAGATACTGCCACCTTTGTTGTTTCCATAAAGAGATGGAAAGAAATGATTGGTCGTAGACTTTCCGAAAATAATTATAGACCACGAGAGGGTGACTTGATATACCTTCCGTTATCGAAATCCATATTCCAAATCATGAGGGCGAATCAGTACGACCCATTCTTCCAAGTGGGTCAACTACCTACATTCAAACTGAATTGTGAGTTGTTCGAATACAACGACGAAGACTTCGATACTGCAATCCAAGAAATTGATAACATTGAAAAAGACGCCGCATACCAATATAGTCTTACATTAGACTCAGGTACAGGATTCAAGATGGGAGAGACAGTACAACAATACTTCAGTGATTCTAATATCTTGGAGGCTGAAGTAACTCGTTGGAGTGACTCAGACAAGGTAATGCACGTCGCACATGTTGGTTCTAACTCTGGTAAGTTTACAGAAATTAGTACAAACCATCTTCTCAAGGGTTTGACAAGTCTTGCATCTGCAACACCTACTCTCGTTCAGGAACTACAGAAAATTCAAGCGGATGCACAAAACGCATTCTTTGATGACTTTGAAGCAGACTTCTTAGATTTCTCAGAGAGTAACCCATTCGGAGATATGTCATAATGTTTGGTACTCATTTTTATCATAAGAGAGTTAGAACCGCAGTTTCCGTATTCGGTTCTCTGTTCAACAATATACATGTAATCAGACAAAATAAAGCTGGGGGAGTTATATCTCAAATAAAGGTTCCTCTTGCATACGCACAAAGAAGACAGTTCTTATCTCGGATAGAAGAGATGGAACAGGGTCAGGATGCGGAACGTAAAGTCGCAATCAAGTTACCACGTATGTCATTTGAGATTACCAACATGGTCTATGATGCGGCACGCCAACTACCTAAGATGAATGCATTCACTTCCGCAGTAAATAATAGTGTAGTGAATAGACAAAAATTATATTCCGCAACACCCTACATTGTATCTTTTCAGTTGAATGTATATGCAAAGAACCAAGATGATGCACTACAGATTGTAGAACAGATACTCCCTTACTTCTCACCACAATATACTGTGACAGTAAAACCATTTGCAGACATACCAACGTTGAAAGAAGACGTTCCAATCACTCTCGGTAGTGTGGTGATGTATGATGACTTTGAAGGTGAGTTACAGACGAGAAGAACTATAATATATTCCCTTGACTTTGATATGAAGATATTGTTACATGGGCCCGTAAATTCAGATGGAGAAAAAATTATACGAGATGTTCGTACAAATTATTTCTTACAGACTGCAGACTCAGACCAGTATTTACATACCACAGTACAAACACCAGAACCTAACACAGTGAGTGTTGATAGTGACTACGGATTTAGTATAGAGTACTTAGACGAACAGGCATAATAATGAGTGAAGAAAAAACTATAAAGGCGGATTATGAATATTCGCGTGATACATATTATGAGTTGATAGAAAAAGGTCGGGAGTCATTAGACTTGATGATTGAAGTTGCGCGTGAGAGTGAACACCCTCGTGCCTTTGAAGTCCTATCAAATATGATAAAAGGTATCGCAGATGTAAACGATAAGTTGATGGACTTGAACAAGAAGAACAAGGACATCAATAAAGAAGAGATTGTTCAGGATGCCAAGACTGTGACTAACAATCTTTTTGTGGGAACAACAACAGACCTACAGAGACTGATACAGAATGAAAGTAAAGTGATAGATGTTGAACCAGAGAAGTGACACATATCTCGGTAACATAAATGTCAAACGAGATGGTGTCCAACATAATTTTACAGAAGAAGAAGTAAAAGAATACGTCAAGTGTGGCAAAGACCCTGTTTACTTCTGTAAGAAATATCTCAAAGTAATATCCCTTGATGATGGACTAGTCCCGTTTGACTTGTATCCATACCAAGAGAAGATGTTCGAACACTTCAATAATAATCGTTTCTCTGTTGTACTTGCCTGTAGACAAAGTGGTAAGTCAATCAGTTCGGTTGGATACATATTATGGTATGCTTGTTTTCATAGTGAGAAAACTATTGCGGTACTCGCAAACAAAGGTGCGACTGCAAGGGAGATGTTGTCACGGGTCACACTTATGTTGGAGAACCTACCGTTCTTCCTTCAGCCAGGTTGTAAGGCACTCAATAAAGGTTCCATAGAATTTAGTAATAACTCTCGTATCATTGCGAGTGCGACCAGTGGTAGTTCAATCCGTGGTATGTCAGTGAACCTATTGTTCCTAGACGAATTTGCGTTCGTAGAACGTGCCAATGAATTTTATACTTCTACCTACCCTGTTATCTCTGCGGGTAAGGATACCAAGGTGATTGTTACGTCTACCGCAAATGGTATCGGTAATACGTATCATAA